TGCGGCGCCCATCTGGGCTTGGGGGGTCCCCCCCACCCCAATCGAGTCCCGCTTCGGCGGCGGCGGCCGCCAGCTTCGAAACCCATTGCCCCAGTGAGATATCGGGTCCGACGTTCACCACTGCCTGCCATGAGTGAGGGTCTTGGGTTGCTTGTTATAGCGACGCTGATTGCATAGCCGATGTGCAGGTTTGAGTTCACCATTGCGGTTGTCGCCACCTCTGGTGACAGCGACGACGTGGTCAGCAGTCCATGACTGTGGATGTGGTGACTTGTATTGTGGATCAATCCACTGTCCACATAGCCAACATGTGTCTTCGTTGCGAATCTTGCGGCGATTGCGTAGGTAGGCGCGGTCTTTGGTTCTACTCACATCGTCACCGCCTTATCAGTCCAGTGTTTCGGTGTTCCTGTCCGGTATGCGATGCGTCCTGGTGGGCGGGGCATTTTGTCCGGGTGTCGGAATGTGGTGGGTTGGTCTGCGTGGTCGACCAGAGATGGCCATGTGTAGGCGATTGTTCTGCCTGTGTTGTAGGCCCAGTGTGTGATGGCTTCGTCGATGGGGAAGACGTCGGGCATGCGGTTGATGTGATGCCACATGCTGGGTATGTGTTCGGTGCGCATTGCTACTGCCACTGCGTGGAGGAGGTGGTTGGTGGTGAGCCACTGCGCGTTTTCGGTGTCGGCCTGGGCGATGGCGCGTTGTTTGCGTTGTTCCCAATCAAGGTTGGGGATGTGATGTTTACCCAGGTAGAACGAAACGACATGTCCGGGTGCGACTGCGAGTGCTTGGTGTGCCTGTGTCACAAAATCGTAAACGGGAAGTGCGTCGTCCTCGAGGACAATGGACCATTGAGTGGGCTGTTCGGATAGGTGGGCCCAAACTTTTTTGTGGTTGCCGTTGCAGCCAAGTGTTCCGTCGTCAACGGAAATGTATGCGGCGTCGACTTTGTCGGCGAGTGTGTTGGCTTGGTGTTGCCGAGATGTGTGGGCGACGATGCCGATCATCCTGCGAAGATTTCCTCGTAACGCGGTTTCAATGTTTCCCAGGAAAAGCATGTGCGTAGTTCGGATGCTTTCCACAGTGAGTGGCCGTAGAAGTCTTCGTCGGTGGCCAGATCGTCGATTTTGGCGGCTAGGGCGTGGACATCGGTGCGGTAGTAGAGGATGTGTTGTTTGGCGATGAAATCGCCGGCCATTTCTGCCTGTATCAACCATGCGGCGGGTAGCCATGTGTTGTTGGGGTCGATGTTGGGCATGATGACCGGGATTCCAGCTCCGATTGCCTCGTTGGCCGGTAGGCAGAGGCCGCCGAATCTGCGGGGCAAGATGAGGGCGTCGTAGCCGCGGTAGTTGTCCCAGTAGTGCTCGGTGTCACCGGAGTCGATGGTGAGGGTGACGTTGCCTGGGGTGCGGATGCTGTGGTCGTTGATGAGTGCGCCGACCCATCCTGGCTGCTGACATTTGATGGTGACTTCAATTGTTGCTGTCACATGTTGCAGTGATAGCAGGAGATCAAGGGTGCCGTTGCGGTCGTGGATGGCGGGGCGGCCGACGATGTGAAGGAACTTTGTGGCTGTGTAGCCGTGCTCTTGCAGTGTCAGTCGGTCGGTTTCGATTGGTACAGGAAGTTGTACCGTTCCGGCCGGCCATCTGTCGATGTTCCACAGGCTTGGCGCTGCCCACACGGTGGGCTTATCGTGGGGGTCGAGGAATTCGTAGTTGGCATGTAGGACTGTGCGGACACCCATGTTGTTGGCGATGTCCCAAATTTGGTGGGAGTAGCCAGTTTCTGCGGTGTACAGGCAGTCGATGCCGTCGAGGAATTGTTCGATGTCGTAGCTGCCCGGTAACCCTTTGATGATGGTGGCGTCCGGGTAGCGGTCGTAGTGCATTTGCAGTGGTTGGGCTGATGGGCAGTCCACGACCATGGTTTTCGCGGGCTGAAGGTTGCGGTAGGCGGCCCATGTTTGTTGGCCGAGGCCGCGGTTGTCTGCGCGGGCGATCAATCCGAGGCGCATCAGAAGACCTGGGTGTCGTCGTATTTGGCTTCGCCGGCGCGGCCGTCGGTGTGGTAGCTGCGTTTCATGTTGCCGTTGCCCGGGTCGTAGATGTGGACGCGGTGCTGGCTCCAACCGGGTAATCCGTCGACGTTGTAGGCCTGGTCGAGGACGCCGTGCATTTTGTCTTCGATGAAGCATTTCGCACTTGGTGTGAAGTGGTTGTCCATGATGCGCCGGTAATACGCCAGGGATGCGATGTGTGGGCGTTGGGACCATTGGCTGGTGCGGATGAACCCGGATTCCATGCCGTGCATCAAATGCTGATGCTCTGACGGGATCTGGCCTTCGTGGTGCAGGCGAACCACATTGGATTGGCCTGAGGTGATGAAGTGGGTGATGGTTTCCCAGTCGATGGGCTCATCGGTGACCAGTGGGGTGTCTTGTTCGACGTACATGACCAGTGGGGTTTCGATGTCGGGGAGGACGGCCCGCATCATGCCGGTTTGGTGTTCATGCTTGCCGAACAGGAATGGTAAGACGTTTTCGTAGTGTTTGACTGCCCGCCATAAGGCTCGGCGGATGAACTCGTCGTAATCGTTGCGCTTGGCCGAGTGTTCTTCGCGGATACCGTCGAAGGTGAGGAAGATTTCGGCGTCGGGTAGGCAGGTGCGGATCGAGTCGAGGGTTTCGTCGATGATCGCCGTGTCGGGATGGGATTTGATCGGCGACACCGGGACGACGACGGTAATCACAACGCCCCTAACTTTTTAAGGTCGTTGCGCAGGTCGCGGGCCATGTTTCGTTTTTGCCGTGTCCACCAGGCGGTGATCTGGTTGGCGTTGGCTGGCCACGCTTTGAGTTGGTCTTCGATGTAGCCGGGGAGCTGCTCGTAGGTGTCGAGGATGGGGAATGGTGCGTCGGGGAACACCAGTCGCCAGTAGCCGGCGGAATCATGGGTGGGGCTGATGTCGTCGGCGATGGGAATCGTGTGGGCTTCGAGGGCTTCGTAGAGGCGGAAGCTGTCGGGTGACACGGCGCCGGACGGGGCGGGCGCGATTTTCGCCGAGCACATCGCGGCGGCGTACTCATACCCGGACATGCCTTGGGTGAATCCGCTGGTTTCGTGCACATTTTTGGTGACGGTGAGGCAGTCGAGTTTTTCGAAGCATTCCTGCCGGCGGGCGTGGGTGTTCTGCGCGGACAGGAACACGTCGACGTCGCGGGCCTGTTCAATGAGGTGGTTGAAGGCGGGTGGGAATCCGACACCGAACAGGCGTGCGTCTGCGTAGTCGGTTCCTACTTGTGGTGTTTGGACCCACCATTTGATGTTGCGATGGAACACCCGGTCAGGGTCGAATAGGTTTTCCTCGTCGCCGACGCGCATCGCGAGAATCCACTGGTAGCGGGAGATGGCTTCCGATATTTGGTTGGCTTTGTCAACCCAGTAGCGGCCGGGGATGAGCAGGATGCAACCGTCTACCCCGGATGGGTAGCCTTCTACGCGTTTAAATGTGAGGCCGGTCGGGTAGAGCTGGTTGGCGAAGAGCAGGTCGAGCATGTTTTGGTCCCATTGGTTGCCCGGCGCCAGGCGGCCGACGTGGATCACGGGAGGTACAGCCAATGCTCTTCGTGGTCAATTGCTAACAGGTGCGGCGTGTACTTGAGGCGTTCCATGAATGCGTGTAACCGTTGGTCGGTGCATCCGTAATCGCGGGCGATCAGATCGGGGTGTACAGAGATCCATACCAGGGGACGGTGATTGATCAAGGTGTTGGTGGCGCCATGGATGATGAGGAATTCGGCGCCTTCGACATCCATGGTGATGGCGTCGGGAATGATCCCGGACCGTTCAACGAAATCGTCGAGGGTCATTTGTGGGACGTCGACGTCGTGTTCGTGGATGTACTGGTATTTGTTTCTGTCGATCAGCGGTCCGACGGCGGCGGCCGGCCACGGGTTGAACGTGTCGAGTTGTGTGTTGGTGACATCGCTGAGCAGGCCTGAGTAGCAGGCTTTGGGCTGCTGATCGTAATTGTGTTCCCAGGTTGTTTGGATGTTGGGCCAAAACTCTTGGGTGGGCTCGATCAACACCATGTTGTCGGGGCCGACGATGTCGGCGTAGATGAGGTTGCACCAGCCCTGTTCGGTGCCGATGTCGAAGAGGATGTCGCCGCGGGTGAGGTTGTCGCGCATGGAGTGGAATCGTTCGCGTTCCCAGCAGGCGAACACATCCCAGTCCGCTAACGGCCAAGGTAGATCGAAGTGGTATTCGAAGGTTTCGTCTGGTTTTTCCAGGAAGTGAACGGTTTTCCATTCGGCCTGGTCGCGGTCGATGAATGTCATGCGAATACCGTTTTGATGATGGCGGCCCAGCGTTGCCGGTAGGTGTGGTGGTCGACGACGTGCTCGTGGCCGGCTACGCGGATCTGTTCGCGTTCGGCATCATTGGCGAGGTAGTAGTCGATGAGGATCTTCAGTTGGTCGAAGTCGCCGTAGTCAAAGAGGCGGATGGTTTCCCCGTCGGTGAACCATTCCTGGAGGCCGTGGATGCGGGGGAAGATTTGGAATCCGCCCCGACCTGGCGCTTCGAACAGCCGATCCGATGCGTAGTACGGGTATGTGAAGCCGAGGCACAGGGTGTCGCCGACAGCGACTTTCGAGTTCGCATAGGCCCGGTTCAGTTCGTCACCGCGCAGGGTTCCGGTGTCGCCATCTCCCCCGATATGGGTGAAACGAGTGCCGTAGGTTTCGCGGAGCCAGTCGATGAGCTGGGGACGCCACAGCCATTCGGGATGGTAGCGGCGGGACCCGACGAAAATGACGTCGTTGGCGTGCGGTGAGGGCTCGGCGCTGATGTAGCACTCTTTGTCGAACACTCCAGCAGGCAGGAAATGGCCTTTGACGGGGGTGTTTTCGTTGAGCCAGTCGGCCATGAGTTTGTCGACGGTGAAGAAATGGTCGATGTCCCAGTACGGGCCGGATCGCATGTCGCGTTGCCGTTCCAAGCCCATCCACAAGTCGAGGTGGTAGGTGATGGTGGGGATGCGTTCCTCGCGCAGCCGGGCCAGGACGAGTTCGATGCCGGGTGTGTTCCAGCCGTGGGTATGGACCCACACGAACATGTCCGAGTTCAGGGCTTCGGTGAGGATGTTGTCGACGGTGGCCTCAGGTTCTTGCAGGCGGACGACATGGTGGCCCAACGATTCGAGTGAGGCGGCGTGGTGCGTCTCAGAGCTGTAGGGGACCTGGAAGTTCCCCAGGAATGTCACTCGCACGGTGGGAGGCCTTTATGTCGTCGAGTTCGCGGTTGAGTTTGTTCTGCCAGAGGGCATCTGCTGCGTTGCAGAATTGTCGGTCGAACATGCGGCAGTTGCAGTCGCGGTGGTGCCGGCTGTTGCGGGCCTGCGCCAGGGCGAACATGGCGCGCAGTTGCGGGGTTGATTCAAGAGTTGCGGCCATGGTGAGCCTCGCTCGGATGCGGGATTGAAAAACCCCGACACCGGGGGGTGGTGGTGTCGGGGTTTGGACGCACTAATGGCGCACTTCAAATAGTACACCATCGAATTACATTAATGTATTTCGGCATGTTAGGTGGTGTGTCTGACATTTGTGGCGTTGACGCAGACGATGGAGTGCAGGCCCAGCGATCCAGTTCCGTCGCCGTAGTCCATCTCCGGATCGATGGCGATTCGGCACAGCACCTGGCCGCGGGAATGACGTAACACGACGCCGGGATGTTCCACGCCCCTGAAGTCAACAACGACGTCCTGGCCTTTCTCGAATTTCATTTGCATTCCTCGGTCACGCAGTTCAGTCATCGGAACATCACCGTGTGAACGAGCATTCCGGCAACAACTAGAGCAATGAGCAGGCATACGCTGGTGTTAATCATTCAAGGACTCCTTCGGGTAGGTCGAATCCGAGCAGTTTGCACAGGAACAGGTATTTGTCGGGCGCCCAGTGTGCTCGGCAGTGTTGGCATTCGCATCCGACGTTGGTGACGACTCGCAGCGAGGGTTGTTGCACCATTTCGCCGGCTGAGTCCCGTCGAAACACTTTCTCCCGTCCGCAGCTCGGGCACGCCGCGGAAATGTGTTTCACGCTTTCGGGGTCGAGGAGGCTGACGATTTTTTCGCACCAGGTGTCCACGCGTGCAGCCATGACGTTGACGCGGTCGGTGTCCTGGGGCCGCCAGGTCGCGAAGGCCAGCATTTGCAAACGTCGTGGTGTGTTCCCCGGCCGGGGTACCCATGTGCGGGTTTCGGTGTCGATGATGTTGATCAGTTCCATGGCGTCGATCCACACCGGGGGCAGGGATTTGGCGGGTGTGCGGTTATCGCCTTGGGTGCCGGCCAGGTCGTGAGTCAGTTGTATGTACAAGCTGTCTGCATGTCGGGTGATGTTGTCGATGACTCGAGACTGCGGCCCGGTCAATCGTTGAACGGCGCGGCCTAGTCGGGTTCGGGCGGCTTGAATGTTTCCATCGCTCACAACATCACCTCGTGGATCGGTTCGGAGTTCGCGGCGTATCGCATGATGTGGTCCATGCAGCAGCAGTGGGCGATGACGGTGTCGCCTTCGGTGATAGTCAGCCAGTCGCGGGCGAGAATGCCCTGGGCCCGGACGAATGTGGTGCATCCTTCGGCGTCGCAGCCGATGTAAACGGTCATTTCTCACGTCTCCTGTCGATGAGCCGGCCAAGATGCACGACCCGCCCAGGCAGGGGCGCGTCGATGTCGATGGTGTTGGTGCAGAGATGTTTAATTCCCGCTTGGCAGATGTCGCAGGTCCATACGAGCGCGGCCTGGACGCGGCCGTCGGTGGGATCAGCTAGCCAGTCCATCAAATTCCTCAATGCGCCTGTATCGCGATCTGAGGTCCCGCCGGGCCCTGCTGGCATAGCCACCCCACACCCCATGCTGTTCGTTGTTCTCGATGGCATATGAGAGGCATTCCCGACGCACTGGGCATGTCCAGCAGATCCGTCGCGCAGCCGCTGTCGATTCGCCCAGCTCCGGGAAGAAGATCTCGGGATCGGTTTGGGCGCAGAGGGCCTGGGCGACGAAGGGCGGCGGGTCGATGCTGATCAAATCTTGCGTCCTTTACTCAAAAGATCTCGGATGGCAGGCATGTGCCGGCGGGCGATTTCGGCGTAGTCGATGTGGTCGCACACGTACAGGCCGCGTTTTCCGTAGTCATCGCAGAGGCCGCACTCGATGATTTGCAACATTTTTTCCGCGTGATCGGGCATGTTTTTCAAGCCCCCCCGCGCGCGATACGAAACGTAAGCAAACAGATCAAGGTGAGTAGTTCTTCGTTAGTTCGTACGTACCGTACGTACGTGCAGATGCTTGTGTCCTGCTTAGAAGCACTGCTTGTGTCCTGCTTGAAGCACTGCTTAAACACTGTGCAGTCCCTTCATGATTGCAGCCTTCTTCGCCTTCGCTACGCCGCCCTTCTGCGCCCTCTCGCGGCGCTTCCGGGCAGCCTCATCCGACACCTGGAATTCATCCCATCCGTTGATGTCCCAACCAGCGGCGGCAGGCAGCCATAAACCTGCTCCGACAAGGTCATTCGCGTCGGCCTTCGTGGCATGAATCAGGAACAGACAGTCCTCGGGGATGTATCCGTTAGTGCCCTGCGATCCCGAATAGGCAAGGGATGCGACGTAGGCGAACGCAGCCCGGAACTTCTTCGCTACCGCCAGCTGCACGATCTTCGGATTGTGATGGAACTGGGCATCGAGACGAACCCATGGGAGGCCCATCAAGCGCCCTTCGCGGCGGCCTGGTCGGAGGCGATCTGGTCAGAAATCAACGACGTAAACGCAAGAATCGTCTCGGAATCTGCCTCAGCGACGGGCAATCCGTAGTCAAGATTGAACCGTTCGGCGATCTTTCGCGGGTCCAACTTGTTCTTCTTGCACATCGCCAGCAACTTCTCCCGGGCAATATCGCCCGCAGTTTTGGGCTTCGGTGGGGCTGCGGCGTCGGGGTCACCTTTGCACCAGAGCTCGAGGGCGACACCGAATCGCATGGCTGCGTTCCGCAGGGCATCCCCTACCGCTTCCTTGACGGCGTTGGGGCCTTTCTTTCCGCCGGCATCGCCGTAACCCAGTCTGCTGACACCGCACACATTCAGACGTATCCATAGACCGCCGAACTCATCAAGTAGCGGCAGGCCGTGCTCGTCCAGGGCGACGGGCTCCCACGTCCATGCCGGGTCCACATCAAGGAGGCGGGCGGTGATGTAGCCGTGTCCGACGAAGTCCAGAGTGATGCCGCCCTTGGGTAGCTTCCCGATCTGGCTGGCCGGGAACGGTTCCCGCAACTTCGCTAACGCTTTGATGTCCGGTGTAGTCATCCGATAGCCCCCGCTTCCATGTCTTCATCCCACCGGGACGTGTTGTTGTTGAATTGGTATCCGAGGCAGCCGCAGTCAACGCAGCCCAAAGCGATTTGCGGCCACTTCTTGACTTGGTGCCGGCGGATCGGGTGCTCACAGTTGGCGCATGCGAAGTGACTACTCATCGGGGTCTTTCTCAAACACTGGGCAGACGCACTGGTAGAACTCCCCCGATTCAGGGTCGAGACAGTCTCCTTGGCAGCGGCCGAGGTTGGGGTGCTCGATGACCAGGTGGTCGCACGCCTGGCACAGGTTGCTCATTCGGTGTCCTTCCTGGTCCAATTTTTGACCTCGATGCGGTCGGCGATGTCGCGGAGCTGCTTGCTGACCTGTACGGGCGTCATGGTCGACACCGAGTTCATTTGCAGGCGTGCTTCGGGCTGACCGTTGTGATTGGAGAACGTCACCAAAAATTGGAAACCCGCAGGCACGGTGACGAGGTGGACGCGTTGGTCATCAAGTGAGCCGGCCATTACTTGTTCCCGTCGCGTCGGGCCCACACCGCTTCCCGGGCCTGGGCGGTCAGTTCGTCGTGGCGGACCTCGATGAAGTCACACAGTCCGTAGCCGATGACGCCGAGGGCGGAAACTGCCAAGCCGAGCCCAAACTGTGTGACGGAATCCAAGAGGCTCGCCGCGGCGTACATGGAGCCGATGAGGACGCTGATGGCGAACCCGATACGGATGCGTGTCATGCCGACACCTCCTCATCGAGCCACCGGTACAGGTCGGGGCGGATAGCGGCGAGGCCTTTGCGGGTTTGGCTGTAGGACATGGGGCATTCCTCGAATATCCGGTCGGGGTGGGGTTCCACTTCGGCGCCTATCACCCACATGGGTTCCCGGCACACTGGGCAGGTCCGTTTGTCGGCCGGCGGGAGTTCGGCGCACAACCGTTCCACTGACCGTGCGGTGACGCCCAGGCGGCGGCCGACCTCTTCAGCGGACAGGCCGACGTCGTAAATGGATGAAGTGCGGGCCATTTTGTCGCTGAGTCGGCGGACAACCATGCGCCGTTCAGCGGTAGTCAGCTTCAATGGGGTGCCGTTGCACACCATGTCCACTCGCAACCAGTCAATGTCAAGCATCATTTCCCCCTTAAGGTGTGGATGGTGCGGTCGATGGCGGCAATCGCGACCGGCCGTGTTACGGAGTTGGAAAAGTTCGGTAGGGATTCAGAGATGTTGCGGCTGACCTCAATGCGCACATCGCGAAACACCTTGTAGGACGGTTGCCCACACTGGATGGTTGTGGTTGCTTCGGCTATCGCTTTGAGTAGGTCCCAGTCCCTGTTGCGTTTCAGGAGTTCTTTGGATCGGGCCAGGGCGGCGAGGATGGTGTCGACAGATGGTTCAGGCACGGCGCATCTCCCGAATGTGATATTTGATGCCGGCCAGCTCGGCCATTGCATGGTCGAGTTCGTCGGATAGCACTATCGGGAAGGGTTTCGCCTGTCGTCCGCCCAGGGTTTGTATCTGGATCTCCATGAGTAGGTCTTTGAAGTAGGAGATGTCGGAGGAGAAGGCGATGTCGTCGTCGTCGACGGGGCACGGTTTGGTGATGAATATCGGAATGTCTTGGTAGTGCTCATTCCACGCCGATGAAAATGGGGCTGTCACGCCGCAGTTCCCTCATTTCGGGCTGCTTTGCCGATGGCCACCAGGAGCGGCCAGTTCCGCGGGCAGTAGGTGTCGACTGCGGCGTTGATGATGTCGACAGCGCTGTCAGCGGTGAACCCGTCGTGCATGATGCCGCGCATCACACCCATCACTCCGGACGGCGAGTGGTATTCGTCGATGACGGGGCATATGGCACCGGCGCCGTAGGTGAACACGTAGTCGGCTTCGGTCTTGTCGAGGGTGCCATCGGCTTTGGCCGGCGCCGCCGCGAACACGATTCCCGCGGTGAGGAATGCGCCGGTGACGATGCCGAGCGCGTAGGCCCGGACGATGGAAGTTCTCATTCCGACACCACCATGGCGGTGCGGGTGGCGTCGTTGAACGCGACCCGATAGGTGACGGCTTCGGCTTCGGCTTTCGCCAACGCGTTGCGCAGGGCCTGGTTCTCTGCCCGTAAAGCGACGGCGTCGGCATGGTCTTGCTCCCCGAATTCGGCTAGAAGCCTTTTCAGTTCGGCAACATGCTGATTTGACATCGGATTTGTTTCCTTTCTTCGGTGTCCTGGCCCCGGCTGTTCCAGCAGCGCGGGGCCACCCACTTATGTGGGGTCTGTGGGGTCCGCGTGTCTGTACGACGCGGAGGGGAACCCGCCGACACCAGAGGGGGGGTTGCGCGAGGGGGTCGCGCCTGGTGTCGGCGGGTAGTTCGGGTAATCGCGGGGCACGATGAGGAATCGGGCCAGGTCGGCGTCGACGTCGCGGTGCTCGGCATAGTGGACGCCGATGAATGCGCCGATAGCCACGAAAGTCGCGATGAATGCCAGGAAGAAGATGACGTTCATCGGGTTTCCACCCGGGTGGTGTCGACCATCTTGACTAGTTCAGCCATGGTGTCGTGCGCGAACTTCAACTGGGCGGTGAGGTCGGCGATGTCTGCGGCGGCCTGCTCGTATTTTTGGCGCCACTGCCCGGACCGGATGCGCCAATGCTTGGCGTCGACCTCGAGCTTGACGTTGTGGGCCAGGGCGGCGTCGAGGTCACGCATCGCTGATGCGATGGACCTCATCAGGACACCAGCCGGCGGCGTGAGCGGGCGGTCATGGAGGTGAACGCGGATACGTCGGGGATGTCGCAGCGCTTGGGGCGCAGCTGCTGGACAGCGGCGGCCAGGTCCTCTTCGGTCATCCGCCAGCGGCGCTGCGCCTTGTATCCCGAGAGTCGGGGTTCCGCGGAGCCGCGGAGCCTGTCAGTGAGCCAGCGCATCTCGTTGGGGCCGGCCGAGCCACACAAGATGGTGGCGGCCTCCGACAGCGAGTACGTACGCGTGGGTGCGTGTAGTTGCTTCTCGATACCTGGGGCGGGCATGTCGGGAACATTAGCATTCGTTGGTGACTAGACGTAGATGGTTTCTTCACATCGGTGGTCACGGTTTGGTAACAGCACTATTTTGGGAATCTTCAGTAGCCAATGGGTGTTAACTGTTAGGTACCGGGAACAGCCAAAATCGTTTCGTTCCTGGACAACTACTGGGGGGTAGTGTGCTGTCAATGGAAACGTGGTCTGAGTACGTGCGACGGGTGTCGTCGCCGTTAACTCAGACCCAAATCAGCGAACGGTGCGGGGTCGCACAAACCAACATCGGGCGATGGCTGCGCGGAGACCCGGGCCTGCCTCGCGCCGAAAGCGTCGTGGCATTCGCCCGCGCATTTGAGCAGCCCGTGATCGAGGCGCTGGTCGCGGCCGGCTACATCACACCCGACGAGGTCGGCATCAGCTTCGTCCCTCACAAGGGTCGGACTTCAATTCGCGAGTTCAGCACCGAGGAACTATTCGCTGAACTACGCCGCCGAACCATCACCGACTGAATTCGCCACATAAGTACGTTCCAGCAGGTCGACCAGGGCGATTCTGTCATCGACGGTGAGCAGCTCCGGGTCGACCGATCCTACGAGTGCCCGTAGTTGCTTCACCAGATCCACAGGATTCTCCCCCACTTCCATTCTTCTTCCCCCTGGGCCTGACGGTGGCGGACGTGTTCCTCACTCACCCGGCAGCAGGGCTCAACTTTAGAACACATGTGCGACATAAGCCGTAGCGTTTTCCAGAATCAGCGGTTGATCAGCCCACCCAACACATCGGCGTTGTCCTTGCCGCTGGATCGGTCCATGTGACCGTATGTGCCAACGGTGGTGGTGATGGACTCATGCCCCAAATGCTGCTGGATGGCGGGCAGTGGGCGGCCTGCCTGGATCAGCCACGAGGCGCAAGTGTGCCGTAAGTCGTGAATGCGGGGCCGCTTGGACAGCCCGGCCTCTTTAGCGCGGGCTAAAGCGGGATGCCACACGTTCGGGGTAAATGAGTGGATACGCACCACCCCATCGTCGCCTGCACGGCCGCGCCCAGAGTTGGTGAACACCCAATCCCCTGACAGATCCAGCGGTGTCAGCACCGATTTAGGGACGTTGATGGTTCGGGTCGACATCTTGGTCTTGGTCGGGCCGAGGCTGTAGCCCTGGCCGTCGACACGCTTCCACGCTTTGTAGATCCGCACCGTCCCGGCCCGGACATCAATATCGGCAGGCTTGAGCGCGGTCGCCTCGGACCAGCGGGCCCCGGAGGTGACCAGGAAATCGACAAGTGGCTGCCAGTATTCGGGCAGGGCCGCCGACAGGATCGCGTACTCGTCGGGCTCGAGGAACACCATCTCTTCGCGATGCCACCGCGGCAGCTTCGTGTGGTCGCACGGGTTGGCTTTGATCAGGCCCCGCTCCACGGCAGCGTTCAAAGAGCCGGCCAGGAAACCGTGCTTGTTGGCGACGGTCTTCCCGGAGGGGAAGTCGCCGTTGCGTTTCCGCATGCCATTCATCCACGCCGATACGTCATCGGGTGTCAGGGCGGTCAGTGGAATCAGGCCCAGGACGGGGTTGATGTCGTTGGCGGCGTAACGCTCGTATTGCTGGCGGGTCGCGGCGTCGACTCCGGTGAGGTGTTCGATGTGGCGTTTGAGCCACTGCGCCACCGTCAAGGCCCGGTCCGGTGCGGCCACGATGCGGGTGATTTCCAAGGCTTTGGCGGCGCCCACTTTGGTGACCAGATCGTCGAACTGCAGGGCCTCGGAATGGTCGTCGAAGGACACCGAACCGGATCTGCCACCCATCCGGTAGCGCACCTGCGTGTAGGTGGACCCGTCGAGGCGGGTGCGGAATCTGATGGACATGACCGGATCATACCTACAGGGTGTGGCCCGGTGCTGTGGCCCGCTGGGATTTTCGTCCCGATTTAAGTCTCTGACCTGCGTTTATCTGGTGGAGCTAAGGGGATTCGAACCCGTCCCGAAACGCCCGAAAAACCCTGGTTGACCTGCATTTTCTTACTTTTTTACCTACTTCTCACGACGTTTCACGACCTGCGGAAACTGTTTGGCGTGTGGCCGTGGGCCACACCCCTAGATGCAGAAAAGGCCCCCACCCGAAGGTGGGGGAAGTTGTACAACATTTAATACAAGTAGTGGAGCTGGCGGGAGTCGAACCCGCGTCCACGCTGGTGCCGCATGCGGCCGCCGACAGCGTGTAGAACCTTCTCAGCCCCCAGGGTTTAAATCATTGAAGATGGCAATCCGCGCCATTTCAAGCATCCCTAACACTTCGACAGCGTTGTACGGGTTAGGAAGTTTGACGCGAACAACCATCCGCCCATCGTCGGCAATGACTCGAGTTATCAGGATTTCGGCGGTGACGATGTCGGTCATTAGTCGTCGTCGGCGATGTCGGCGCAGGCCCGCATTTCTTCGGCGGCGGTGACTAGGCCGTCGGTGACGTAGTCGGGTTGTTCTTGGGGGACGGTCATCCACACGGTGTTTTCCACACCGCCGGCGGCGTCCATGCGTTGCAGGCCCAGCACGACGACGTAGTGGGATAGCTGCCAGCCGTCACCTTCACAGTTGAGTAGGTATTGCAGGGCGGATCTGAGGCGGTCGAATGGATTTTCGCTCATCGGCCGGCCCATGCCGTGACCCGGTGTAGTGGGTCTATTCGTTTAGGAATTAGTCGGGTGAGGTGCGCAGCCAGGTAGGCGACGATAGCTGGGGTGAGAATCGGGTGATGGTGGCGGTATCGGTCGGCGGCCTCGGAGAGCAGTTCCCATTCGGATCGCCGTGCCGCGGCCAGCTCGTAGGCGACAACCCCGGCGGCTAGGGCCAGCCAGGCCCAGTCGGCATGCTTCACACTGATCTCACAATGCTCATCCGTTCGGGTTCGACCGAAATGCGTGAATATCCCGAACAATTGGTGCAGCGCCGCATCGAGTAGGTGAGGACGTTGGCCACATAGCGGCGTGGTATCGGCTCGGTATCATGGCCGCAACGATGGCACACGGTCATGCGGTCTTTACCGTCTACGAACAGGGCGGGATGGTTGGTGATGTAAGGCCGCAGGAAGTCGTAGAGGCCTTGGGTGGCCAGGACGTCGCCGACGCAATATGCCGTGAGCCGTTCCCGGTCGGGAATGGATTTCTCACCGACGGCCCGTTCCATGGCCGCCCGGTCGTAGCGGTCAGATTTGGCGGGAATGCCGACGATCTGGCAGAACGCGTCGAGGCTTTTGAAGGGGGCGCCAGATTTGAACTGCCTGCGTAATACCTTCAAAGTGTCGACAGTTTTGATCGGCGGTAGTGGTGGCAAACCGGCTTCGATGTGGAGGTCGCCTGCCAGCCAGGGAATGTCAGCGTTGTCGATGTTATGCCCGACGATGATGTCGGCGCTGGTCATCAACGCATGAACTTTACGCAGGAACTTCTTCCGGCCCCCCTGGTCCCACTCAGCCAGTTCAATAACGTCCGGGGAGTCATACCACTTGGCGCACACAATGGTCGTCCGCGGCTGACGTTCCACGGCCTCGTAGTGGATGTATCGGTTTTTCAGATCTGCGCGGTCCCACCAATACTGTTTCGTGATGCCGGGGAGGCGCTCCACATCGAGAATGAGAATCTTGTTGCGGACCCCGCCGGCCAGCTCGGTCAGCTTCGCTTCAAGACTCATGATTGGTCTTATGGTGAAGGTGATGCCGGAACGCCGTCAGGGACACATCTAAACCTTCACCGCGGGCAACTTCATACAGCTGTTGCCCGGATTTACCGTTTGCAAGCCATTCATCCCACGCTTTACGGTCAGCGTCGGTGATGGATTCCAGCCATTGACAGGTACGGCAACCTGCGTTCGCACGATTGGCCTGCACCGATGCGAGGCGTTGAGCGAGGGACATTAGGGCTCCTGTCGGCTGTGTCTTCCCGTACGGTGGTCCAGCTCGGAGTACAGGTCGGCGACCGCTGTACGGCGGCGGTCTTCTTCCATAGCTAAATCCTGACGGAGACCTCGGACATCAACGCCGAGGTTGTCGATAGCGTTGATTGCCCGATCAAGGTCGGAACGCAATGGCGAGGTGTGCCCGTTGACGACCTGGTTTTTGATATCCCGGATGCCTTTATGGTTACGGGCAGCGAACCACGATGGAATAGCGACGACACCGAGGAATACCAACCCCTCCCATAGATGGTCTACAACGTCCATCCACGAGTCGGGGTTGTTCCATGGGTTCACGGCACCTTGATGGAGTTAATCACCTGCTGGGCGAGCGGGCCGACGACAGGAATTGCACCGAATACGTCACTGACGGCGCTCTTGACTTTGTCAAGGTTGTTGGTGGCCGCTGCGGCGGCGCTGGCGGTGGCGTGGATGGCGGCGATGGCCTGCTCGGCTGGGGTGCCGGTGAAGTCCAGGGTGCCATCGGCGCGCTGCTTGGCGACGTTGTGGGCGGCCAGCGCCGACGGGGCCGACCCGCCCAGCAAGGCGACCAGTCCGGCGACCATGGAGTTGATGTTGCCGGCGGCATCAGCGGAGACACCGTGGAACAGCAGGGCGATGCCGAGGATGCCGGAAACAACAGTGCCGAGGTAATACACGCTTTGACGGATACGAGGTGACATGGCTAGGCGCCTTTCTGGAGGTACTGGGTGAGAACTGCGGGGTTGGTGGCTTCAATGTTGGCGAGGATGCGTCGCGCGAGGACGGCGTCGCCAGCACGGTTGGGGTCGGTGTTCGCGGCGACTTCAGCGAGCAGATTGATGGCGCCGCCGTCACCGATTTCGGCGAGCTGTTTGACGAGAAGGACATGAAGGTTGGCATCGATGTTCAAATCCATGCCCTGCCAGTCATCGATGGGCCCTTCGCCGACGTGCCGCAGGGGGCTGCGGGAGTTATTACGCCGGGTCAGTTCTTGATAGACGGCATCCCATTGGTCTTGGGGCACTGCTGCCATATCGTCATCTCCTATCGTTGCGGCAAGCCGGTTGTAGAGGGTTTGGGCGTCGTTGAAGTGCTGGTCATAGCGGTCGGGGAATGCTGACCGTTGAACGGCTTGCGCGTAGGAGCCGGGACTTTCGGGGCCGTTGTAGTCAAGGCGTTGCAGCTGGTTGTAGAAAAGGCCGGCCGACTTCGTCGGGTCCATCAGGACTGCGGCTGGTCCCCACATGGGGCAGCGCTGCTGGAACAGGCCGACGGAGTCGTAGTCGGAGCCGACGGCCTGATGCGGGATGTTGAGGCTGTCGGGCACTGAATAGTTGGCGTACATCACCAGATCGGATTCGACGAGCGCGGTCGCCAACGCGATCTGAATACCTCGAGCGCTGATGCCGCGGCGTTGTCCCTCGTCGATGATTGCCTGGGCGTACTGATCTCTAGTCGACAGCTTGGTGGTGACCAGGACTGCGGTGTCGGAACGCCGGAATGTGGAGAAACCGTCGGCCCGGATTTTCCGTTTGATGAAATCATCTACGGCTGGGCTGCCGTAGGTGTCGTAGCCCATCTGCCAGTGCATTTCGTCGATGGGGTCAGTCCAATCACCACCCCAGTAAATGGTCCCCTCGTACCATGTGAGGAGTTGCCGGATAGTTATCATCTGCTCGGCGGTGAACGTGCCGCGGACATGGAATGGGTGGCCGTAGTCGCCCATGCCGCCCCAGTTCAAATCCATCGCCGTACCGTTGAGATGGTTCGATGTGGATACCGAGTTCGTTGGGGTGTAGCAGGCAGAGTCTTTATCTCGCAGGGGTTCGACGTAGGCGTTGAAGTCAGCGGCGAACGCCCGCATGATGGTGAATGGCTGACCTTTGTGGATCTGCAAATTCACGCTAGTCCCCGGAACGGTCGTCCACTCGAGGGCGTCTTGTCCGACCCAGGCTGGTTCCCAGCCGTTCTCCGAACTCATTGGCCGGTAACCACCGTGACGGTCGGGTTGATACTCGGATCGGGCAAGGCGCTGACTGGTTTACAGCCGGCGCACATAGCGATGATGAGGGCGAGTACAGCGACACGTTTCATGATTTGTCCTTAGTTGCGCCAGAGGTAGAACATGCCCAGGCCGACGGCTGCCACGAAGAGGAAATAGATGTTGAGGGCGGTGATGGTGTCTGTCGTCACCAGTCGGGCCAGTGGTCTTCGTCGCAGAGCGTGGCGACCGCCGCATAAAAAAAGCCGCCCAGCGCGATGGCTATGACGGCTGCGGCGAACGCTGCATGTTTCACGACCCAGTAGCTCCCGTGGCAGGGCTATCTTCGAGGCTGATGACGGTGGGCTGCGATCCAGTCAGGGTGACAAGCGAGAACCCTGCGTCGGTGAGGCCGGTAGCCATGGCTTTGGCGACGTTCTCACTGACACCGCGAAAGGTCAACTCACGCCACACTGCGTTGTCCTCAAAGCCGATAGTGAACTCATCCATCGCTGTTCTCCTCCTGGGTCGGTGCGGGTGTTTGTTTGGTGGCGCTGGAGAGCAGTTGCATCAGCGCATTGCCGCCAGTGGATGCGCGGCGCATCTTGCCCTGGACGCCGACGCCAGCGTCGGAGTCGGTGAAGACGATCTCGTCCACGTTGCCGTCGAATAGGGTCATGGCGTCGACTGTGATGGTCAGGTGTTTCATAGCTATCGCGGGTATCGGATGATGACGACGCCAGAGCCACCGGCTTGCCCAAAGTTAATGCCAACTACGCCGCCACCACCGCCGCCGCCTGTTCCGTTTTCGCCCGTCAAAGCATTTCGCGTAGTCGACCCGCCTTGACCACCACCACCTGAACCGCCAGCGCCGCCTTGTGTGGAGTAGCTTGCGCCGCCGCCACCACCGGCATAAGTAACAGACGATCCGCTGATTGATGACGATTTACCAGCACCGCCGTCACCGCCTGGGCCGGTCGCTGTTGGTGAACCACCGGCTGCATTAGCGCCGCCGCCGCCGCCGGAACCGTAGTTAGTATTTGCCGCCGCAGCAGAGCCGCCATCGTTACCTTGTGACGGTGAAGTCGACGGTGTATTTCCAGCGCCGCCAGCGGCACCAGCGGAGCCTCCGTTAGTTCCACCGCCGCCGCCTGAGCCGCCAGAAAGACCAACCGTGCTGTAGGCCTTTGCACCGCCACCGCCACCGGCAGACGTGATAGTGCTGAAGGTAGAACTGCCACCGCTCGTTCCGCTGTTAGAGTCATTTCCTCCAGCGCCGCCACTGCCAACCGTGATGGAGTAGCTGCCCGAAGATAGCGTGAGCGTTCCGGTTCGGAATCCACCAGCACCGCCGCCAGCTCCGATGAATCCGCCGCCGCCGCCGCCGCCGCCGACGACTAAGTATTCGACGGTAGCTGTGCCTGTTGTTAGAACAAATGTTCCCGACGTTGTAAACGTATGGATTTTGTAACCGCCGACATTGGTGACCGACCCGCCAGCCGCCACGATCTCGGTCTGAACTCCCCACCGCTTAGTTAGGGAGAATGCCTGGTTAGATAACCTCCGAATAGCCATTGCTGCTAGGCGATTTCTGCGCCAAATGCGCTGAACGATAGGTTTGCAGTTCCGGCATACACGGTGATGACGTCCGTTGCCGCCAAGCTAACTCCGATGGTCACACTGATTGAATCGTTGCTGAGTATTGTCGCGTCATATGCGAGGTAGTGAGAGCTTGCCAAGGAAGTACCTGACGGCCTGACTGCGATGCGGAAGGTGTCAGATGATGCAGCCCGATTACAGACGTTGATGGTTGATACCACTGCGTTAGTTGCCGAAGGCACCGTGTACAGGGTTGTTGCGGTAGTGGCAGACGGTGAAGACTGCCCGAGGACTTTATAGGTTGTTGCCATTGGTCAGGCTCCCATCAGAAGGAATGAGTTAAGGGTTTCTCCAGCGGATACAACAGCCCAGGAGCCGTCGCCCCGTAGGTATGTGGTGCTGTTTGCCGTTCCTGTTGCGGAGATATCGGCAACGGTCAGGACGATGTCGCCGATTCGTCCGGCCACCGTGGAGACAGCATCGGTGGTATCCGACTTCTCCCATACGTTGGAGGAGTTTAGGACGCAGTAGTCGCCCACCGCGAACGCGATAGAACCAGAACCAAGGTTGCGCGTTCCGGCAACCGTTACCCGGTACACGTCGCCGGGTGATCCAGTGCCATCGGCGAGAGTTGGCGAGTTTGTCGAGGCATTCCAGACACCTTGGTATTCCATGATGCTTGATGGGAGCTGGCCGATGGGAACTTTGCCGCCACCATCAAGTGAGGCGTAACCGTTCGCGTTGCCCTTTTCTGAGGTCTGCTGTGCTCCAGTGATGCGGCTGTCATTACCCTGCGCGACGGTTCCGCTGCTAGTGCCGTAGGCAACGCCCAGCGTCGTCCGGGCGGTCGATGCGTCGGTGGTCGTCAGCAGTGCGCGGCCAGTAGCCGTCGAGTCGCTGATCGACGTCGAGGCCGGGGTGAATCGGGAATCGTTACCCTGCGCCACGGTTCCACTGCTGGTGCCGTAGCTGACACCGAGAGCTGTACGGGCCGTCGCGGCGTCGGTGGCCACCAGGACGGCCTTGCCAGTGGTAGTCGCGTCAGTGATCGACGTTGAGGACACCGACTGAACAGCCGAGTCGGCTTTACCCAGCGATGTCTGGACCGCAGACGCGAGGTCGGTCTTTGGGATGCCTGTGCCGGGTTTGGTGTAGGAGGCGTTTACGGCGTCGGCGACGTCATTGGCATCGGATGCCTGGAACTGTTCGCCGTTAGCCCATGTGTTCTTGAGAGTCATGACGGGCTCCTATCAGGGGAAGGTGACACGGGGGGTCATCAGGACGGTGCCGCTGGCCGACAAGGTCACGCCCGGGCTGAGTGCGAAGCCCCACCGAAACGTGCCCGTCGCGCTGGACCACACCCCGTAATGGGTGTAGCTGCCGGAAGGCACCGATGAGAAGGTCACCTGGGAGCCGGCGGCGGTACCCGAGCTTGATGATCCCCAAGTGGTCTGCTGGCGGGCATAGGAGCCGCCCGACACTTCGTTTGAACCGACCGTGCCGGGATCTCCGGTATGCAGTGAGATCCATGCACCGGTCGCCGTCAACGCATTGACAGCGGTGTCCTTACTGGCAGTTGTAAACGCCATCGTGAACCTTCCTAACTAATAAACTGAGCGGGGAACGTGAACGGGAACCGAGTCGGGTCGACCCGGATAGCTGTGGAGGTGATCGCCGCGGAGGCGGAACCGATGACCGCAGGAATCGGTGTGAGTTCCATGTCGAAGACCAAGGTGGCCGATGCGAGGCGGCCATTGGCTTGGGTGGTGAACACCGCCGGGAAAACGAACGGGAAGATTGGCGTCGAGCCCTGGAGTCCCTCAAACTGGATCGGGAACCTGTACGGAAAGACGGTGCCGTAGTCCACGAACACCAGGACAGCGTCGGCGAACCCGCCAGCCGCCACATCCTCCGAGGAGCCTTCGATCACTACGGTCGCATCTGCGGTCTGGATGCCAAGCGGATTGTCGGTGAAGTTCGTCGGGAACGTGAAGGGGAAAAGCGGCGGCGAACCCTGGCCATTGTCTACGAATGACACCGTTGCCGAGGCAGACGTAGCCGGGATGATCGTGCTTGCATCGAGGATGCCGAATGCGATGTCGGCGGGCAGATTCGGGACGAAGTCGGCGCTGCCGGTGATCTCGGCTAGGGCGATGCCAGCAGTGATGTTGACGTCGATAGATTGCGCCGTCGAGGTGATCGCAGCCGATGCGTCACCGACGACCACGGTCAGGATTGCGATGACGGTGTCGGCGGCGACTGTGGCGTCACCGTCGAGCGGGATGGCTACCGGGAATCCCATCTCCAGCACCAGCGCAACATCACCGTTGAGCGGGATTACGACAGCGTTGTCATCGGCGCTGATCGGCATGAACGCTTCGCCGAGTGCCGTGGCCGGCGGCTCCTGAGTCCACCGCGGGACTAGGGCCGCATCAATGACTGGCATCAGCTATCCGTTAGCAAGCGACGTGAACCACTGATAGGTGGCTGACGTCGTCGGAGCGGGCACGGTCGGATGCATCTGATCGTAGATCTGGGCTCCGACATTGTTCAGATACCGAGCCGCGATCTGATAGCAGGTATCGCCCGACGACGGGATAGTGCCCTCAGCATTCGGCGGCGGGAAGAACGGGTAAAGGACGTGGCCGCCGCCGTCGAGGAATGACGTTGCGCCAGTCAAGGGATTAGTGACGACAGCTTGGGCAAGGTTCAAGGCATTGCGTGGCACCGATAGTGGCGCGACCGCGAAGCGGCCTGCCAAAATCAGAAACGCCGCAGCGCCTAACAGTGTAGGGAACAGGGTTAGCGCGGGCGTGATTGCGCCGCCTACCCAGTTTTGTATGAACTGTCCATCGGGGAATGAGTCGCCGACGCAGGTGATGATCTCGTTCGGCATGACGAAGTCCCACATATAGGATGGCGTGTTCTGCATGCGTAGATTCGCCGGGAACAGGCCGTGCCCGCCGGTAGTGGAACCGGGAATGTCGACAGCGCCGGAGTAGCCACTAGCACCTAAAAAGGTGTGGTTTGTCTCACGTACCGGATTCCCGAACGTCACGCAGGCCCGAAGATCTGCGGCGCGGGAGGCGAGTCTCCCGGAGCCGAGCGTTTCTTGAACCACTCCAGCGGCCACGCAGGCACCTTGGCTATAGCCGCCCGCCGCGAATGCGGTTCCTGGGCTAGTCGTCGTCAGTACTTGATTGACGACCCAGTCGATACCGACCTTGATGGAATACGCCATTGCGAGGCCCGATGCCGGGTACGGGACACGCGCGTACTGCCACAGTGATGGACTAAGCAGGCGCGGGAAGGGATCGTCTGGGATATAGCCGGTCCAGTCGTAATACTCGCCGTTGACGCCCTTGACTTGATAGCTACCGGTGGTGCCACTGAACGGCAGCAGTTCATTGTTAAAGATATTGCTGCCGAACGCGGTGCCGTTCGCGTAGTAGAAGATCGGCAGCGCCACTAGCTCTGCTCCTGCGCGTACCAGGAGTTCATGATGGCCGGCACCTGGGGAACGCCTGTGCCAAAGGTGAAGGTCACATCGGACAGGCCGTGACCCATGGCGAAGCCCCAGCCTTTGCCCATGCTGGCTAACACGTTCGGCTGGACGTAGGCAGGACTGAGCAACACGTTGGCAACTCGTGCGTACAGCTTCGTCTGATCGTTGATGCTCTTGTCGCCGACGTAGAACTCAATCCCACTACCGCCGGTCAGTGGCTGTGGTGCTCTAACCTCTCCGATGATTACGTCGTTCCAGCTATTGAGCCGGTATCCGTACTGCACCTTGCCGTCCGGGTAAAACCGGCAGAACAGGCATAAGGTTTGAGTGGCTGCGCGGCCAATCAGATCGTTGTAGCCGGAGCTGCCTAGCAGTGGGATACCAGCTTTAGTTCCGAGTGTTGCCGAGATCTTCTGGTACTCGCTAATTGAGGTGTTGCCGGTTCCGCCATATCTGGCGACAATCATGTTGACTGTGTTGGAAATGCCCGGGGTCGACATGTATGCATCGTGAGAGTTGAGTATTCCCAGGTTGGAACCATTTTCCAGACGCTTGCTGACTATCCAGTCGCCACCAAGGGTTGCACGCTCAAACTCATCTGAAACTGATACCAGTGCCGGCGGCGCGACAGTTGGCGTCGTTGATGGTGGAGTTGTAGCCGGGGTCGGCGTAGAGACAGTTGGTGCCGATCCAGCAGGTGCCGAGGTGGCTGTTGGGTGTTCTAGAAGATAGACGCGATCTCCGAGAATCTTTAACTTCTCGTTGACAGCCGCCACGATTGTGGCGTCGTTGTCATTCAACGGCTTGATCTGGTCCGAGATACTTTTTGAGTACGTTTGCAGCTTGCTATCAATGCCATTGATGAGCGTCGTGTGCCCGCTGACAGTGCCGCCCAGGTCAAAGATGTCGCGGCTGTTGCCGCCGATGAGTGAACTCAGCGCGGTGATGTTGCCGACGAGGCTGGAGAACTCCGAAGCAAGTCCGGCGATATCGGTCGGTGCTGTTCCGGTGAAGCCCTGAACGCTACTGCCGAGCTGCTCCCATGTTTGGCGCAGCTCCTCGATGACCTCGGCGGAGATATTGCCGATGGTGACCCTTGATCCATTGAGCGCACTATCAGCCGTCAGCTTGCCATCAAGGACATCCTTGACCTGCTGGATAGTTGCGCCAGTTGTATTAGCGACGGTATTAAGCAGAGTGTTGAACTGATCAACCGGGAGAAGTGATGTGAGCGTATTGCCGAGGTCATGAACCAAGTCCTGCGGAAGCTTGCTGGTCTTCGCTAGCGATGCCTCGTCAAACCACACCGTGGTGCCTGATGTTCCCGTCGTGACGCCCAGGACGAGGCGCACGGTGTCAACGTTGGCCGGCACGGTGAATGTGCCGGTGATCGTCTTGAAGCCCGAGTCGTCTGCGCCGGAGATTCCGACGCTGGTGGTGCCCGTAGCGGTCAGTGAGGCAACGGTGTCAGTGCTTCTCACAGTTGCGCCGTTATAGGTGCGAACGGCGGCGATGATGTTCGCCTGCGCCGAGGAGCCCTTAGTGTACTTCGTTTTTACCGACACCGTGAGCTGCTGACCGGGAGACGCCGCGATGAGGTTGGAGAACATGTACTTGACGCCGCCGTCGCAGAGCAGCTTCGCAGCGCCGCCCGTCGAGCCGGTCGAGTTGAGGCCGCTATCCCAGGTCCAGCCGACGCCGGCCTGGAGTGCGGCCTCGCTGCCGAAGCCTGCGTCGGTAATGAGGTTAGGCGCGACGTTGCCAATGTTACCGACGCCGATCAGAGCCAGCAGCTCGGCGGGGATAGCACCGTTGAGGTTGAAGGATGGAATCACCGACGTTGCGCTAAGCAGCTTGTCAGCCCATGCCCGGAGATCGACAAGTGTCTTGTTTGTTCCGGTAATCGGGTTAACCCAGCTGCCCAGGATTCCCGAGATCAAGCCCTCAAGGTTCGGGACGTTCTGACGCCATCCGGTGAGCTTGTAAAGAGCATCGGCAACGTCGGTGACCGTGGTGTTCAGAATCGTTCCGACGACCGAGAGCAGATTGCCGCTGATATTCGTCAGCCACGTTCCGATGCTTCCCGAACCGGTGAAAACACCGGAGAAGAAGTTGACGATCTCGGTCAGCACAGTCCAGAGCGTCGATCCGACAGAGGTGACAAGACCGTTAAAGAAGTCGACCAACGTCTTAAATCCGCTAACCCAGTTGTCGAAATTGGCGATGCCCAGCAGTCCCGTGACCAGCTTCTTGAGCGTGTCAAGGAATGTTGAGAGGCCGCTGATGCTGATGAAGGAATTGATCAGCGTCTTGAGGGTGTCAAGAAATCCAGTCAAGTTGGTGATGTTGAGCAGGCTGTCGATGAGTGCTTTGAATGTGGCCAACCATGCGGTGCGGTTCGTGATGGCGTTCAGGAAGTTCTGAAATTCGGTCAGCGCCGCCGATAAGGACGCCGAACCCAGGTTTCCCAGCCAGGTCACGATGCTCCCTGACCCGGTGTAAATGTTTTCAAAGAATGTGAAGATGTCGGTGAGGATGGCCTGCGCTGACGTGGTCAACAGCGACGTCAGGGTATCGATCCACCCTTTGATGGTGGTGAAGCCGTCCTGGGCGTCGGAAAACGAATTGGTGAATGCGGCCCGCTGCTCCGCTTCCCAATCCGCGCGGGTTTTCGTGGCGAATGCCGCCAGACCTGTGGATGATAGGAATCCGTCTGGGGTCACTCCATTAGGCGCTGTCATCGGTGCCCTCCCACATCATGCGGCGCTGCTCGGGGGTCATCCGCCGCCACAGCTCCCGGACAAGTTCTGCCTGCTGCTGATTCTGCAAAGAGTCCACCGCGATTTCCACGGGGCGGCCCTGGTCGCGGTCAGGTGTATCCGCCGCAACCCAGCTCCCCGGGGATGTCATCCAGTTCGCGTCCGTCGACAGCGGCTTCTGATATTTGATCACCGGTTCAACGGTGGGCCGGACACCGCAGTCCCACAGCCGTTTCGACACGAATTGCAGATAGTCCACCGGCAGTACCAGTTGAGCGCCCTTCATGTACGGCATGGCCACCAACATCCATAGGAATGCCTGATAGGGGTTGGTGGGGTCGCAGTTTTCCCGGGTGGGGAAATCGAATGGGAATGATTGATAGTCGGACGGAAGTTCAGTCACCAAACACCTATGTCGTGTAGGCCTGCGATGAGGCGTTCGATGCGGCCGAGGGCGCGTTGGGCGGGGTCTTGCCAGATCCGCTCGTCACCGATATTGATGGTCCATTCCGGGGATGTTTCCGGCCCCCACGCGAGGTCGATACGCCGGCAGCGATCCATATGGATTTTGTTGTCCGCTTTCAACACCAGGCCGACGCGGTCGTCGAGGAAGAAATGCCCGATCCCGTTATCGCCCACCATGTACGGTGCCCCGTCGGACACCTGGACACGCCACGACACCACCGTCCGGGTTGCCCACATACCGGCACGCAGCACTGCCAGCGACGCCAAGGTGTATGCCTTACCGGCGCCGTCTTGGAAGTAGGCGTGGAGACGATCCCAACCGGTGTGGTTGGCCCGCTCCGCACTTTTGAACGTCTGCCACGCCAGGACCGTGTCCTCATACAGCGGCTTCAACAGGGTATCGATGGTGCCACCCAACGACCCGATCTGGGCGAGGCCACCAATCACGTCGCCGAGGGCCTGAATGGTGCTGCTGATGGCCTCGTTGACGCCTGGGGCTGAATGTCCCCCGACTTCAATTTGCACACCTTTAGATGGTGAGTAAATCCACGACGACGTCTGTACCGGTGATGTGTCACCCTCATAGAAGATGACGTAAGGCTTTTTGGCGTCGGTGTAGCGTTTCCCGACCGTGAAGTAGTCCTGCGGGGTGTCCGCGTCGGCGACCACGTCGTAGGTGGAGTCGATGAAATCGTTGGCGAATTCCAGTGTGGTACGGGCCAACCCGTCGAATACCGTGCCGCCGTTAGATGTACCGATCATGACACCGGACTTGTCGGCGATATCAATGACCAGGGTTCCGTAGCGCAGGTTAGCGCCCACCCATGGGGCGTCATCGCCGGGAAGGTACCGCCGGCACACAATGGACAGTTCGGAATCTTCCAGCATGTAGTGGGCCATGTCGTGGAAGTTCTGCCACCTCGAGGTGACAACACCCCACACCGCGCCGGACTGGATGGCCTCAATGAACGACTGCGGTTTGACCACGATGTGCCAGTTCGAAATATCCAAACCCATGGACACCCAATTGTTGACGTTCATCGGGTCATCAGGCCACGTCAGGAACGGGTTGTGTTCCCGCCAAATCGCCAAAAATAGGCTAACTTTCAATACCCACGGCACGGGCCCTGCTAACAGCCATGCGCGGGGCACCTGAAAACCATCTGGCAGGAACGGATTTGGGACAATGGAATACCATTTTAAATGTTCGTAGTCGTGAACCCAATCGACGACTAGGACCACATCACCGTCGTCGCGTTGCTCCACAGCGAACTTATCCAGCATGCCTGACCAGCGGGCACCGCAATAGTCGATGGTGATGGCCACGGTACGGCCCGAACCCTTATCGAGTCGGGACTGGTAATCGTAAATCCACTGCGCTATCGGAGAGTCGAATGGGAATTCCGTCTGCCCCGGACCTGTGTCATTAGAGATCCACGAAAACTGGGCCGAATATTCCGAGCCCATGACGTGCTGGCAGTTCCACTCGGCATCCCAAATGCGTCCGACCGGCTGGGAGTGGCGGATGCGTTCTTCCACCAGCTTCTGCACCTCGGCTGCAGCCAGGATGTCTTCACACGTTGCGGTCACGAACCCGACCACCCGTAGGCGCGAATCCACACCTGACCGTCAGCACCATTGCCGCCGGAACCCAAACCGGGCCAGCCACCCGCACCGCCACCGCCGGGGCTGTTACCCGCCGCGCCGGGCAGGCTTTGGCTGTTACAGCCGGCATAAGTTTTACCGTTCAACACCAAATCGGAGACACCGGCACCGGCAACGGTGGGCTGCGCCAGGCCGCCCGCACCGCCGGCGGAAATGACTGACGTCATCCCCGATGCGACAGCCGTCGTTTGGCCGCCCTGCTCACCATTAGTGCCGCCGAACCCGTCGGCGGGGGAACCTTGAAATTCGAACCCTTTACCGGGACGTCCGCCGGTACCGATGACACCGGACAAATACTTCGTCGACAGCGACATATCGACACCACGAATGATCGTGCGATACGCCCACGGCGCCGAGGAGCCACCCGAACCGGTCACGGCCAGGCCGCCACCCTCACCGCCGCCGCCACCACCAATGCACACAATGTCGAGGCGTTCCGCCCAATCGGGGATGCGGTAACTCCACGAACCGGCATAGGAGAAGCGGGCCGTGTAATCCTTCGGTGAGGCCGTGTTGAACACGGTGACACCTTCCAAACCGTACGGGCGTGACCACCGTCGGGGCTGAATCAGCTGACACGTAGCACCACCGGACGGGGCGCCCTTATAGGACACCGGCAGCTGAAACTCCGGCGTGTACGGGGGCACCGGATAGGTGAAAATCTTGGAGCCACCCATCTGCGCCAAAATGTTGGTGTTGTTCAAATCGCGGTACATCAGATTCTTGCGATCCAGGTCGATGACCGCGCCACCGTTGGCGGTCGTGATCGTGATGTCTCGGACATAGCGGGCCGCGTTCGTCCCGCCCGGGGTCCGCTCCCCCGGATCTCCAATCCACTGGAAATCGGGCAACGTCCACACACCCGGCGTCAACACCCATTTGTGCCACATCACCTGGTCGGTCGGATTCGACACTGTGACAGTTCCCGCCCCCGAAGTTGCCCCCGAGGTGAACTGCGACACGACATCGTTCTCGTACCACATGGGTTCCCCGGCCCGCAGCTTCAAAATGAGGTTCCCGTACTGCTGCGCAATCGGGTCAGCATTCGACGAAAATGCCGGCTGCTCATACATCAACACATCAAGTTTGCGGGTACCCGAAATTTGGGTCACTACCTCAATGGTTGTGGCCTTCGGGGTCGTCGACCACTGATCCTTCTCGTAGAAGAAGATCTGCCGAAACAGCGACTCGTTCCACTCGAAAGAATCGGTGACATTGTCGATGATGTGGAAACCCAACGCGAGATCGCGGTGCAGCTGCTTCACCGATTTCTGCGTCGACCCGACCTGGAATGCGCCGGTTTTCCACGTCGATTTGATCGGCGCGTCATAGATGCCGTCGACCTGGCCTTGGGCCAGCCATACACCTTCGCGGCCGGCGCCATCACCATGCACATGGAAGACGGTGTTGCCGCGGCGGATTCGGATGGCGACGATACGGGTATCAGCCACCTGCGGGCCTTCCGGTGTACTGCATCTGCGCCAACTTTCCGCGTTTCGTCAGTTCCCTACCGACACCTTCAGCGTCGGTGGTGTAAATGTTGTCCACCTTGAACATCGGTGGCTGATTCGGTGCGGGTGCGTCCGGGGCCGCCAGCTCCGTCGATAGGAAGTTGTTGGCGTTGCTCACCATCGGGTCCGGTGGCTGTGTCAGGTTGACGCTGCCCACCAAATTGTCGATAGGGCCCGGAGGCAGCCCGCCGGCTGTTCCGTGGTCGGTGGTGTTGGGGTCCACACCACCAGGGTCTTGTCCTTGGGTTTTGTCTGAAGCTTTCTGCGCTCCACCGGACATCAGATTCCCGAGAGCACCCGTGATGGCCTGCTGCGGAACGAACGCCCCCGGATCTGTTGACAGCCAGCTCGGCATACCGAACGGCGTCAACTGCTGCAGCAACGCGTCAGCACCGATACCCAGCATGTCGAACCCGTAGGTGACGCCACGCTTCGCGGCGTTCGCCCCCAACCCGATAGCTGCTGCGGCAGCGGCACCAGCTGCGGGACTCGCTGCGGCACCGGCACCCATAGTGCCCCCCGCTATGGCAGCGCTGGCGGCGGTAGAAGCCGCCGAAGCAGCCTGGTCAATGATGCCGTTGATGACCTCACCACCGATATCAATGCCCTTGGATAGGCCTGAAGTTCCTGCCTCAGCAGTCGAACCCGCTGCTGCCGGCATCGCACCTGCGGTGCGCATGTCCTGTAACTGTCCCTGAGTGAAAACTGCCTCCGGCTTACCGGTGTTGTTGACGGCATGGGTGACACCGGGTTTGAGCCAGCCACCCGAGTCGTAGCCGACACCACGACCGATTTGCAATGGCGCCCCGGCGTTGTCGGTCCCATACCGCTTCGTCACGTAGGCGAGTGCGGCCGCGATCTGTGCGTTTGGGTCGGTGTATCCGCCGCCGGAAATGTTGTTCGAATTGAATGTCGATGGGAGGAACTGCAGCAGGCCGGTGACGTGCTGCGTTCCGCCCATGCCGTTGGAGTCGTGGGGGTTATCGGCGAATGGGTTGCCGCCAGATTCGGTTTGGATCTGCCGAATCAGGGCGTCTTCCCACGCTTTGGAGTTCGTGATACCTAACTGGGGACCGTACTGGGCGATCGCATTTTGCACCGACGGTCGCCATCCCTCAGCACCGGTCGGCATTCCCTGTGGGAAGCGCCCGGTGCCGCCGCCGCCAGTAGTGCCACCGAGCAGGCCGCCAGTGGGGTCGATGGGAGCAAGCCCACGTCGTTGGCGTTGTGAACCGGCGCCGTTAAGCCCGCTGAGAGGGCTGTCCGCCTGGAAGGCCGGATCACGAGAAGCGCCAGGAACACCCATACCAGGTGCAGTCGCTTGATTCCTAGCATTTTGGCCGGCTTCAGATCCGGCCCCATTAGCGTCGACGGCATCCGATAGTGATGCACCACCGATGAGACCACCAACAGCTATCAGGGCAGCGGGGATCGCAATGCCGGCGAGTGCGGAGCTGATAAGTCCGGCTCCGACAGCTGCATCAGCGGGAAGTGTCACTGCAAGAAGCGTTGATATCGACTTTAAGGTCGTGACGAGACTCAGGACGCCTTCGATGGCTTTCCACGCCGCGAACGCACCAACGACCGTGGTGATACCGCCGGGGATTTCATTGATGGCGTTAAGGATTTTTCCGACAACATCCACCACGTTCGACGCAGCATCTTTGGCTTCGGTGAAAAAGTTTTTGATGTCGTCGCGGTGGGCTTTGATCCAACCATCTAGATTGTTCAACGCATCCGAGAGCCGCTTCACGGCATCCTTCATGCCCTCGGTGGGGTCACCGGATGCGCCACCGAAAATCGCAGATAGGAAATCAGCGCCCACGCGGGCGATAGCGGTCTGCATATTGCCGATAGCACCCTGCAACGTGTCACCGGCAGCCTTAGCCATACCCGGGGCGTGATCCTCGATGGCCTTCTGAATCATGTCCAACGTGATCTGGCCCTTGGCCTGCATCTTGTCGAACTGATCCGATGTCAGGTTGTAGGACTGTTCAATCCACGACTTGGCGGGCAGGCCAGCTTCCATCAGCTGCATCATGTCGCCGCCATTGGCTTTGCCCTGCGTCAAGATTTGGGTCATCACCAAACCCATATGGCTCAGGTCGTCCCCTGCGAACCCGGCCGCGTCGGTGACATCCTTCATGAAGCGGCCGATGTCTTTGGTTCCGGCGCCGATGGCCTGGACGGCGATACCGAACGCGGCATCCAACGAATACGGGGTGCCGGTCACTGAGTCGACAACAATTTTGACGTTGTCGGCCACTTCACTGGCTGACATGCCCAACGCTTTCAGCTTGCCTTTAGCTGCATCGATTTTCTCGAGCCGGTCGAAGCCTTTAGTGAGAGCTAAACCGATACCGGCCACACCAACACCAGCTGCGGCAGTTAACCCGGCAGATAGTGTTTTCCCGGCCAGCATTCCGAGGGCATTGAGGGCGCCGCCGCCGGATAAGTCTTTATGCCAGCGGGCAATCACCCCACCCAATCCGACGCTGCCCGCACCTTCAGCGAAGCTGTTTCCGAACTGGGCGCCAGCTTGCCTGGCCCGTAATCCGGTGACGACACCCTTACCGATGACCTGACCGATACGGGCACCGATATGGTCCAGTTTGGTGTCGGGGATACCGGCCATGAGATCCTGATCAGGACGCCATCCATCTTTCATGGCTTTGGATGCCGATGCCGATATCCGCTTACCAATATCTTTGCCGACTACATCAGCATTTTTACCACTACCCTCAAGGGCTGACTTGATCTGCGACTCAAGCTTTTCCGTGTTAGCCCACACGGACACATAGGCGGTACCGAGTTCAGTTGCCACCTCGTGTCCTTTCCATAGATTGCTTCAACGCTTCCTTCCGTGCCAGCAGGTCCTCGGCTGACGTGGGAACCACACCTTCAACAGGTTTGGGTTTATCCACCGGGCGTCTGATGGGCTGCGGTTTGTCGCCGCGGCCGCCGCCGCGCTGCCAGTTACCCCACTGAATTGCTGTCATCACAGCGCCCAGGAAGTCAATTTCCGGAGTCCACCACCACGACTGCGGATGCCGTATCCGATACAACGCCGATGCCTGGGTGGGCGGCAGATTGACGATGAAATCCCGCAGATCGCACCAGGTGAACGCCTCACCGATATCGGCAAGCCGATACGGAGTCATGGTCATCAAATCAAAATTGATGGCCCCGCCATGCTCATCTAAGAGCTGGTCGAGGCCACCAATTCCCCCACAGTGATCGTGGAACCTTCTTGGATACGTTCGGCGATCTGCTCAAGTTCAAACAGATGCAAATTGGTGACCACGGCCAGCTCGTCGTCAGTGACGAACGGCTTGAGCATCGCTAACACCACCTCGATACCGCGATCCTGCGGCGACAGCGGTTCGCCGTCGTCATCTTTTTTCTCATCTACGGCGGCCAGGGCGGCGTTGAGTTCTTTGAATTGTTCCCGCGTCATGCAATCGAAGCGGGGCACGGTGAACTCCACGGGTGTGCGGCCCTTGACGGGGTCGCCGTTCTCGTCGAATGCGTAGTCACCGTTGGCGTCCACGGGCAACACGATCTCAATTTTTGCGGCTTTACGATTAGCGCCGATGATGGGTTTAGCCATGATGGGGGACGGACCTTCCTAGTTGTGACATGTAAAACAGAACAGGCTTTGTTAGCGGGACTCTGGTGGGTGGCAGGCCCGTCCCAAGACACCACCCACCAGAGGGTCCAGTTACGAACCGGCGGCGTGGCCGGCGTCGTAGATGTACTCCACAACCGCTTCCGGGTTGCCCGAAGCCGGCTTGTAGGTGTCGATGGTGATGGTGTACTTGAGAATGTCGGTGTGGACATAGGTGATATCACCGACGTCGACGACGGCACCTTCCTGGATGACCAGGCGGCGAACCTTGTTGCCGTCCACGGTGTGAACGACGAACGCCTGCCGGGGAAGCTGCTTGGCGCGGTGGTTGACCTGGATGGTGCGGTTACCGGCACCATCGGTACCGAGGGTCACCGAGGGCCCGAACACGGTCTCGAGGACGTCGGGGTCGGTTTCGAGCAGCGACAGCTTCAGCGACTCGGCGTACTGGCCCTGCGTGGTCTTGACCAGGTCAGATCCGAACGCGTAGTGCTTCTTGACGTCGCGCTGCGTGGAGACGGTGATACCCTCTTCGCCGATCCAGCCGTGGTCGACGAACAAAGCATTCAGCGGTGTGGTGGCATTGGTGGGGAGGGTGGTTCCCAGCGGTGCGCGGTAGAACACCCCGCCGGAATCCGGGCGGGTAGGCGCCCAGATGATGGATGAATCGGCCATGTTGTTGTTGCCCCTTTCAGGCGTCCGGGACGGGCCTGAAATTGGGTTATGAAGTTGATGTTCAGTTATGTGTGAAGTTGATGTTCAGTTATTTATGAGGCCGTCGTTGTCGACAAAGACAGATCGCCTTGGAACTGCCAGCGATCCAAGTCGATGATCTGCGGGTGCGGAAAATCGACCGGTCCTTGTTCGTTGGACCAGTTCCGCACCCACACACCATCAACGATGGTGGAGATGGCATTACGCAGCGCCGCCCGGGCCGTGCCGGTCATCGCTTCGACCGTTTCGGTGTCAGGTCCGAAACACTCGATGAGAAGCCGAGCATTGTCGGTGATCGGGGTGTCTTGATATCCACCGATCCGTGACACCTGAACAAACCGGATAGGCCGGTGTTTCGGCATTTTCGCCGAAACCTGGGCGTACTGCCCGAATCCGGCCGCCAAAATGGTAATAGCGGTTTTAACGGCCGGCTTCGGTGTCTTGTAGATCGTCATTTCGCGCCACCCAACGCCCGCAACAGGGTGTTATGGATAGCATTATGGCGAATAGCGTGCTGGGTGACCGCAGTCACCGATACACGCCAACGACCCGATGTGCCTTTCGGTTTACCAGGCTGTGAACGAATCGCATAACCCGGTGACACATCCCGCGGTCCGTTTAACTTCAGGGAACCGTTAGCAGTGTCGGCGATGGTTAGGGCCACCGCTTCCAACATGCGTGCCGTGCTGGGCCAGTAGCGGATCTCTCGTTTACCTTGGCTGCTGATTTTGAATCGCACTTCGGCCATCAGGTGTTGTACAGGCTTTCGAAGTCCGGCCACACCGCCGCGGAGCTGTCCGATTCCGACGCCAACTTGACCTGGTTCATTCCGGCCGTCCGATACGGATTCAGCCGCATCTTCAAAGCGTTCGTCAACCACGGACCCTGCGTTGTCGCGGATTCGACACCGACATGCACCGATGCCGTTTCCGACGAGCTGCGATAACCGGTGGCGTCGTAGTCGGCGATGTTGATAGACGGCTTGGTGAAGACAGCCACCACCATCGTCGCTGCGACACGGGTTACCGCACCCGGAACCGGGTCGATAGCCGGGTCGATGCCGTAACCGATGATCAGATCGTCGGCCTGGTCCAGCAGGTTGGCGACAACCCCGGATTCCGCCGACGTGAGCGACCGCCCGAGAGCGGCCGTCACGTCGGCGGCAGCAGCGAATGCCACTACTAGCTACCCGAGTTCACCAGAGCCGCAACCGGCGTCTTGTTGATGCCGATCGAGGTGG